ATATACTAAGAAGTCGGAAAGAAATACAAAAGAATGATAGGAAAGGAAGTCTAATAAGTAGATCAAGTAAAACTGCAAAAGTAGATTTTGCTATTATAATGTGGACAGGGATTAATAGACTAGAGTTTATGACAGAAACCAAGTGGAAAAATGCTACTTGGAGGAAGTACGAATTAAACGCTGAATATTTACCAACTAATGATTCTTATATTCTAAAAGATAAAGACCTTGATGAGGATATTGACCATCATCTAAATGGTTATATAAAAACTAGAAGTGCTATGTTTTGTTTGAAATGGACAATAAGTTATATGTTAGCTACTAAGTACTTTTTTAAAGCCCATAACATCCCTTACTTATTTTATACTTTTTCTTCTCAACATTATAAACCACTTTTACATCTCTTAGACGAGAAGTATTATGAAGAAGCAAATTTTGCTTGGCCTTCTTATGAAATGGATAAGAAAGAAGTACTAAAAGAATTACCCTTTCTAAAGCGTGATGGCTTTTTAGAAATTTGTAAAAAAGATTCTTTACCAACAGGAAAAAAAGACCACCCATTAGAGAGTGGTCACAAGCGTATGACGGAAGTTATACTAGGAGATATTAAAGACAAATGGCTATGATAAAACGTTTGCTTAGAAAGATAAAAGCAAAATACTATGAAGTGAAAATTAGGCTTACTTACAAACCAGATGAGTTTGTTTATGAAGACGAAGAGAAAAATGAGCCTTAAAAAATGTCACTTTTCAAAAAATATTTCTTGACAAGAGGTTATATTTTTAGTATAATATCTATATAAATTGGAAATAGAAGCAAAAGATGAAACAAATAAAAATTCCGACACATTGTCCTAATTGCGACAATCCTTTAGAGGAAGTGAACGATTTACTATTTTGTAGAAACCCAAACTGCACAGCACAATGGGACAAGAAGTTAAAGCACTTCGCTTCTACTCTTAAAATAAAAGGTCTAGGAACAGCAACTATTGCTAAACTAGATCTTTTTGACTATCCAGAACTTTACGAGCTATCAGCAGCGGAAATACAGGACAGGCTAGGTTCAGAAAAACTCGCAGATAAACTGTACAATGAGATACAGAAATCTGCTAAAGTAGACTTACAAACCCTGATACCAGCGTTCTCAATTCCCCTATTTGGTCGGTCAGCTTCTCAAAAATTAAGCAAACACATATCGCATGTTGAGCAGATATCCGAAGCAAGTTGTACCGAAGCGGGTATCGGACCAAAGGCTACTTCCAATTTATTGAATTGGCTAGATTCGGAATTTTATCCGAATGATTATATAACCAAGCTACCTTTTAGTTTCAAATCTAAGAAAGTAGTACAACGAGAAATTGTTGGAATTGTTTGTATAAGTGGCAAACTCAAGAGTTTTCGCTCAAAAGCAGAGGCTCAAATAGTTCTGGAAGAACACGGCTTCGCCGTAAAACCTAGCCTGACTAAAGACTGTACTCATTTAATAAATGAAAGCGGAATTGAGTCAGCCAAAACAAAGACTGCTCGGGAACGAGGAGTCACAATTATAAACAATTTAACAACATTAATTTAGAGGAAATTAGAAATGGCATTACCAAAATGGACAGATGAAAGAACCCAACAACTTACAAGTTTTGTTGGTGACGAAAGCCCAGTTTCTCAAGCTACTGTTGCTGACGCCGCTGAAGAATTAGAAACTTCAGTACGCTCAGTATCCAGTAAACTTAGAAAAATGGGATTTGACGTCGAGCTCGCTTCTAGCTCAAACACAAAGTCTTTTACAGACGAACAAGAAGCAACATTGAGAAACTTCGTAACCGACAACTCTGGCGGTTACACTTATGCAGAAATTGGATCTACCTTCGAAGGTGGACACTTCTCTGCAAAGTCTATACAAGGAAAAATCCTTTCTATGCAACTTACCGAGCATGTAAAACCAGCTCCTAAGGTTGAAAGTGTAAAAACTTATTCTGATGACGAAGAAGGCATATTTATCGGAATGGTAAATGACAATGCATTCATCGAAGAAATCGCAGCTGCATTAGACAGAAGCGTAAATTCTATCAGAGGAAAAGCACTATCACTACTTAGAGCAGGCTCAATCAATGCAATACCTAAGCAAAAAGAAACTAAAGGATCTGGTAAAGCAGACCCATTAGCAGGTGTAGAAATTGACGACTTAACTGTGGAAGAAATTGCTGATGAAATCGGCAAAACAGTTCGAGGCGTTAAAACTATGCTTACAAGACGTGGCTTAGTATGTGCTGATTATGACGGAAGCGCTAGAAAAGAAAGAGTTCAGTAAATAACTTTTCATTGTACTCAGTCGGGTTGGTCGCTTCACGCGTAATTCCAACCCGTCTGATTCTTGGGAGAGATAATGGCAATAGAAAGTGCATTACTGAAGCAGATAGTAGATGGTGGCGACTTTGACACTTGGAACGATCTTAAACAACACTACCTTCCGACAGGCGAATATCAAAAGCTCTGGAAGATTGTGGATAAGCACGTTCATAAGTACCATGAGCTACCATCATTTGAGGATCTCAAGTCTGAGATTCGCTCCCGTGAACTACAAGAAAAGATATATGCGATAGAATCCGTAGATACGGACGTACCCGCGTATAAGTTACTAGAGTATCTTAAAGACCAATTTACACAATCAGAGATACTAGAACAATTAGAGGTGTATATAGATGAACATATTACTATTGCAGATGCATCAGAGAACATTGATTTTATGCAAAAAATAGTAGTAGATGTTCAAGATAGAGTAGAAACTGCAACTGATAACGAGAGTATGGAATCAGTTGAGTTATTTGACTCTGAAGAAGATTTAGCAAAATATTTACCCCTTGGTCTTAACAATGATTATGACAAGGATAATAATTTCTCTCCCAAAGACTTGGTCATTGTGGGAGGCGGAAGTGGTAAAGGTAAATCTTTCACTTGTTGTAATATAGCAGATGCCGTCTATAATAGAGGCAGAAGCGTATTATATTTTACAATAGAAATGGATTCTCGTAGTATTCTACAGAGATTAGCCTCCGTGGCTACTAGAGTTCCTTTAAAACGACTTCATTCTAGGAATTTAGTCGATTTTGAATGGGATGCAGTAGCTGAGTGGTGGGCAAACCGTTTTGAAAGTGGAGATGTACCTTTAGAGACCTACAAAAAAGAAAGAGATTTTGATAAGTTCACTTATGAACTACAAAGAAATTCTTTAAAAGAAGGTGCCCAAATTGACGTGTTTTATGATCCTGCACTTACTCTCGCTAAAATAATAGCGGTGGTACGACAGAAGAAAGTAGAACATCAAGATTTAGGATTAGTCGTAGTCGACTATCTTAACCAAGTTCGCCGCCACAATGTGCCCGGTCGCTCTGGACAATATGATTGGACTGAGCAAATAGAAATATCCAAAGGGTTAAAACAGTTAGCCCAAGAGGTAAATGTTTTGTGTTTAAGTGCATTTCAAACCAATCCTAAAGGAGAGGCAAGATTTGCAAGAGGAATATATGATGCAGTAGACGCTGCGTATGTATTAGAGCATTGGGGAAAAGAAGAACCAGCAATTAAATTTACTTGCGTAAAGATGAGAAATGGTGACCCCTCTGGTTTTACAAGTGTAATGGATTGGGACGCATTAAAAATCGGACCAAACTCTGCACTAGACCCAGATGAAAGAGATGCACTCATGGATGCAATGAAAGAGAATGAATCAATAGATGATATGTAATCGGGGTTGTAGCTCAACGGGAGAGCATCTGCCTTGCACGTAGAAGGTTGTGAGTTCGAATCTCACCAGCTCCACCAAACTAATAAAGGCTCATTAGTTAAGTGGTATATAACACCGCCCTGTCACGGCGGAGTCAGGAGTTCGATTCTCCTATGAGCCGCCAATAGAGAAAAAAAATGGAAATGATAAAAATATTAACAAAACTTCTAGTAGTGAAACGAGAGATCACCAGTAGTCAATATGACCAACAAGCTATGCTAAATGGAGATGCAGAAACGATCTTAGATGAAGTAATAGAAGCAGTTTCAAATATAGTAGAAAGACGACAACAATATGAGGATGAATGTGGCTGAGAAATCAATGAATACATTTGTCTATGCATCAAGCAAAGACATAAATAATGTTAGAGAATATCTAGTAGCACTTACTGAAAAAGAAATAGAAGATTACTGTAGAGGTAAACATGAACGTCAACCAGACTTATTACACGAAGAAAAAGAAATAGTAGCATGGTATAATAACCCTACTCCTATTATGGTAGCACATCATTTTACATGGGTTGGCAAAGGTAAGAGACCTCCTATGTTAAACATATCAAGACCATTTAAATATGGCGATCCAAAATTATGGAAATGGACACCCAATGGCTAAAGGAAAGAAACAAATAGTAAATTTGATTCCAGAAGGGGAATCAAGGGATAGCCATACTTATAGTTATACAGCATATAAAACAGCGAGTATGATTTCGGAACAAAGAAAACTTAGGATAAGAAAATATAATCCGACCAAAAGAAAACACGAATTTTTTATAGAGGCTAAGTTACCTAGACACACGAAGTGAGAAACTGGGTAGCAAAGCATGACAAAAACAAAGGTGGGGCTCATAAGTCCAAGAAGGACTATGACCGCAAAGATAGGAGTGACATGGAGAACGAAGTCAAATATTTAGACTTAGAAACACAATTACAAAATTTACAAGATGCTATACACACAGCGAGAGAACTGCAACAGGTTACAAAAGGAGCTACTGCGTGGGCAATGTATCAAGAAGAAATAGATATACTTAACGAACAAGTGGAGAAACTTAGAGATGACAAAAGTTAAAAAAGACAGATTCGAAGACAGGCTGGAGCGACGAATGAAAAACTGGAAACAGGAACAGCACGAAAAGAAAATCTTTGGTGACCCAGAGAAAGAAGAAGTTGTATGGAAAATTGTTAAACTGCCCGACGGTGGTGTGGTTAGAAAACCTTTTAAAAAACAGTATGAAAACGAAGCAGTAAGCTGTGGGGGTGTACCTGAAGGTTTTATATCAGAAAATGAGTTCCAAAGCGAATCTCAAAAAATGCAAGACCAGTTAGAGCCAATTTGGACTACAACAGAACATGATGAATCAGATGACCTAGAAGATGCTAAAAGAGTAGTAAAACGAAGTAAAGTTTATGAGGGTTGGTTTTGGAACGGACACCTTCAGAAATTTGAAAGATGGGAAGAATCTCAAGATAGTATGAAAACGAAAGAATATGAAAGGTGGTTTAATCGTGGCGGCTGATAGAATAAGCAGAGAAACTGCACACTTAGTACCCCTACCTCCACATAGTTGGCAGTTTAAAACTGTTGCTTGGATTTTAGACCAACCAAAAGTAAAAGAAAACATTGCTACTGTTCCAATAAATGAACCGCTTATGGAAAGTTTAATAAGACATGGTATGAAAAATCCGATACTTTGTATGCCGAATTGGTGGCCTATCGCAGGGTCTCAAAGAGTACGGTGTCTAGCTGATATGGTAAAAGAGCATGCAGTAGTATATGACTGGGAAGTAAATGTATGTACATTTGACACAGAAACTTGGTTACTATGGTATCTCTGGGGAGACACAGATTTTCGAGATAAAGCAACAGCAATTCAATTTCAAATGCTAGAGTTAGTATGGAAGTCACGTTATTATAAATTTGATAAAGATCCTGACGGAACAGATATGACATATTTTGAAACTTTAGGAGATCAATTGGAATGGAAACATACTAGTAGACTAGGTAAACTCAGAGAAGAAAGTAGACAAAAACAACTTGATCTAGATAACCTGCCAATAGGATAGGAAAATAGTTCTTGACAACGCGTTTAAAATTTGATATAATAAAGGGACAATGATAGCAGAAGAACTACTAACAGAGAAAGGCATAGATTACCAGCTTAAGGGGCAGGACGCACTTATCAGTTGTCTTAATCCTGAGCATGACGATAGCAATCCTAGTTTGAGAGTAGATAAAGTAACAGGTATCATGCATTGCTTTTCCTGTGGTTTTAAAGGAAACCTATTTACTTATTATGGAGCTCCAGCAAGCCCATTAGAAGTAAGAATACATAGAATTAAAGAAAAAATTGCGGCAACACGAGCACAAACAGTTGGTATTTCCCTCCCGAAAGACCGTATAGACTGGGCAGGTGGTGGCTTCAGAAACATATCTGAAGAAACTTTGAGAATATGGCAAGCATTCACATGGAATGCTCCCAAGTTTGAAGGACGCATCGTCTTCCCAGTCCGTGATTTGACAGGCAAGACAGTCGCATTAATTGGTAGATTAATAACAGGTATGAGTGAAGAAAAATACTATATCTACCCACAGGGAGTTAAACTCCCATTTTGTCCTGCAAAGGTTAAGCCAATACAGAATAGAGTTATATTGGTTGAAGGCATATTTGATGCTCTGAATCTTTGGGACAAAGGATTAAAGAATACTGTGTGCTGTTTTGGTACACAACAAATGGACTGGGTAAAGTTATCTTTACTCAAATTACAAGGGGTAAACGGAATAGATATTATCTTTGACGGAGATGAAGCAGGAAGGAGAGCAGCAGAAGTTATAAAGGGAGTAGCAGAACAACTAGAGCTTTCAGTACAGATTGTAAATCTACCAGAGGGAGAAGACCCAGGGAATCTAGTACATGACCAAATACGGAGATTAAAAGAGAGATTATACGGATGAGAGTACGAAATAAAGAACACCAATCTCTAGGGATTGAAGAATTAAAACAACTAACAACAGACTTTCCTAATGACGCAGAGTTAGGAAAAGCCATAAGAAAAATAGTTAATGACACAGCGAATAAAGAGGTCTTTAATTATTATAACGAATTACAAAAGGACGCGATATGAACATAGCACTAGTAGAAACTAAGCCATCAGCAACGAGCT